CGCCTCCGGCAACACGCGGTTCATCGCGCCCTCGATGATGAACTGCGTCTCGACTCCCGCGGGGGAGCCGAGCACGAACGTCTGCACGGCGTCCACGTTGAGGTAGCCCATGTGATGCCGGATGCGCACCTTCTCCTCTTGCGTGAAGCTGTTCTGCGCCATCAGTTCTCCAGGCTCGGAATCGTCAGCGTGCTCTCACCGCTCTGCACGTCCACGTCGTGCAGCGCCAGGAACATGAGCAGCGAGAGCCCCGCCACCGGACACCGCGCGGTGGTCCCATCGTGGCAGCCAACCGTGAAGTCGTCTCCCACGTGGAAGTCGTGACGGCTCGCGCAGTCGTTCACGCGCTACTCCACCGCGCGAAGCTGTGCGCCCTGCCCCACCAGAAACGGGATGTCGAAGTTCGCTTCGTCGAGCACCTTGCCCGCGCGCATCGTCGTGCGGAACCCGTGGTTCGTGAACACGCCGCCCGTGACCAACGTCCACCGCTTCGCCGGAGCCACGTGAATGTCGCGCCGGTCCCGCGCCGTCGCGTCACCGATGAGCGGCGACTGGTCGATGAGCGGCACCTCCGGCTCCGGTGCGCTCACCTGCATCGCCGTGGGCGTCGTCAGGTACGGGTCGTTGCTCGGATCTTCGTGCTGTCGTTTACGGGCCATCTGGGAACCTCCGCCGCGGAGCGTATCACTCCATCGCCAACGTGGGGAGTGCGAGCGCGATGCGAGCAGGCGCGCCGCCGCGCAGCACCACCGCGAGCCCCATGACTTCCTCCCCTTCGTTCAGGCAGTGCCACCGCTCCTCGAAGTCGTCCAGTGTCACCGTCGAGTGCGCGTTCTCCACCCACGGGTCCATCAGCTTCACCGCCTCCGGGTCCACCTTCACCGCCACCGGCACGACCCAATGCGACGTGTCCTCCGGCTCGCTCGTCGCCTGGATGCAACAGAGCACCACGCACCCGTCATCGAGCGCGTGCGCAAGCTCGTCCAGCGTGTAGCCGTCCCGCACCTCCGCCTCCACGTCGTGCTCCCCCGCCGCCTCCGCGAGCCCGTCCGCGTGCGTCCCGCCCGCCGCCGTCGTGTGCGCCAGAGCCGCAAGCTTGTCCTCGCTGGCCGTCACCCCGAGCGCGAGCAGCGCCGCGCGCAACGCCGCGGGTCCGCACGTGTAGTTCGTCGTCTGCTCCACCTGCGGGACGCGCACCTCCGGTCCTGCCGCGTTCGCCCACGCCACCAGCGGCTCGCCCATCGCCCCCGCGCCGCTCGTCCCCGCCCCACCGCTCCGCGCCGTCACCGCGTACTCCGCCGCCTCCCCGGCGCTCTTGCGGCTCCACCCCTGCCGCACCAGCCGGTCTTGCATCGCCAGGATCTCCGCAATCGGTCCCCGGCCCCCCGCTGCGCCCCCTGGCTGCCCCTTGGTGAGCTTGCCGCGGCCGGAGGGGGCAACGCCCCGCCCCGCCTGCCCCGAGCCCGTAGCGGCTCGCGGGGAGCCCCCCGCGCCCCCCTTGCCTGCCTCGCGCATGGCGATGGCCACCGCCTGCGCCTCCGGGTGCCCTGCGCGCCGAAGCTCCGCGATGTTCGCGCTCACTGCGTCGTCGCTGGAACCGGGCTTGAGCGGCATGGGAAGTGACCGGCCCCCGCTGCAACGGGAGGGGGGCTAACGTCGCGCGCGGGAGCCGGTCCCGCGCAGCCTATCACGGACGGCACCCACGACGAACGGGGTGCACCGCGGCGGACGGAGATCGCTCTACGTCCGCCGCTGGTTACTCTCAGCCGAGAGCGTGCTCGATGACGATGGCGCGCTTGAACCGCTCCGGTCCAGTCCCGCTCGTCACGTCGGACGGCACGGGGAACGCGGTGCTGATCTGCCACGTCGCCGCAACGGTGTCCTGCAACCGGTTCAGCGGTGCGCGCAGGATGAGGTCGATGCGCTCGGTCTGGATGGTGAGCCCTGCGTTCACCACGTCGAACTCGCCCATCTTCCCGGTGATGCCTGCCTCGCTCACGAAGTTGCTGCCCGGCAGCCACTTCTCGTAGAGCGCGCCGCGTCCGGTCACGAGGATGCGCCCGATGCGCACGTTGCCCTCGTTGATGACCTCCGCGCCGATGTCCTCCGCGTACCGCGCGTTGACGCCCGTGGCGGTGAGCGCACCGCAGTTGAGCGAGTCGGGAGACTCCGTGTTCATGAAGAACATGATGCCCGCAATCGTCCCGATGAAACCCTCGTGGTAGATGTGGTGGTCCGGCAGAGCGGTGTTGAGCCGCTGGAACGCCGGGTCCGTGAACACCTGAGAGTTCGAGTCCGGGGAGATGTGCGCGTGGTAGTAGCCGTCCTCGTGCGGCTGCACGTTGAAGCGCCGCAGCCGGTTCACGGCGTTGATCGCGTCCTGCAACGCGAACACGTCGCCCGCGCCGATGGCGTCCACCGAGGTGCCGCCGCCGGAGCGGATGACCTGCGGCTTGGCCGACGAGAGCACCGGGGTTCGCGCCGCGATGCCGACGCCGAGCGCGGCGTCGAGCGAGAGCGTGCCGGGGCCGTTCAGGTCGTCCGGGTTGTCCGGCGAGAAGCCGACCACGTTGCGGGTGCCAGCGACGCCCGTGATGGTGATGGGCAGCGGCGTCGCGGGGGACACCGTGGCGGGTCGCACCGTGACGTTCGCCAGCACGACGGTGGTGAAACCGTTGAGCGCAGCGACGCGAACGAACGTGTCGCCCGCGAGCCCCGGCACCGTGGTGAGCGTCTGCCCCGAGAGATACGCCTGGAACAGCGCGTTACGCGGGATGCGGTTGAGCGACTGCCCCGACTGCAACCCAAGCTGATGGATGTTGCGCAGGAACAGGTTCGCGTTCGCCGTCGCGCTCGTCGGCATGTGAGTGTCGATGGTCCCGCTGAAACGGTTGAGCGTGGCGATCCACTGCTCGTACGCCACCGCCTGCGGGATGGGGTCGTTGCCGGGTGCGAGCGGCTTGGTGACAGGCGCGAGCAGACCGGGGCGGGACATGAACTGTTCCGTGCCGGTGTTCGCTGCCCACTCCTCGACCATCGCCTCTGCGCGGAATTGGAGTGAGGGATAGAGCCCGTCGTGGAACGCGCGCTCCAAGAGCCCTTGCTGAACGAGGTTGATGACCGCGGGTGGGATGCCGAGAATGAGAGCCATGTGACTTGTCTCCGTTGATGCTTGGGTGGCGTGCTCTCGTGTCCTCGTCGCTGCGCGTGACCCGCCGATTAACCGCTGGCGTGAGCGTGGTGCTGCGACTCAGTTCGAGACGGGGTTCGTTACCAGGTGTATCCGTTCTTGCGAGCTTCCGCCCGCGCTTCTTCCCGCGTCATGCTGTTGGGCTGACCGGGGCGAATCGTTCGACCTCCGCCGCCTGCGGGCGCGACGAGCGCGGACGCGGGGGCGTTGGGCCGGGGGGCGGGCGTCGGGGAGCCCACCGGAGCGCGGACGCGCGTGCGCGTCTGCGTGCTCGCGGCGAACGCCGGACGCCTCGATGCGAAGGTCTGGAACCACTTCGCGATGTCCTTGTCCGTGTAGCGCGCGAGGTCCGCGGGCTGCACGTTGTCGCGCAGATGCTTGGCGAACAGGAACGCCGCGTCCTGCACGTACGCCGGAGCGACGTGCCGCGATGCGATGCGCTCCACGACGCCCTGCTGCTCCTGCACCATCTGGCGCTCGCGCACCGTGTGCACCTCCGCCCGAGCGCGCTGCGCCGTCTGGTTCGCCACCGCAAGGTCGTGCTTGAGGCGTTCGACCTCGCTCATCTGCTCGCGCTTGCGTGCCTCTGCTTCCGCTTCGAGTGCGTCAGCCTTGGCGAGCTTCGCCTTGATCGCCTCCGTGTCGGTGGTGCCGAACGTGTCGATGAACCCCTGGCGCTTGGCGCGCGCGAGGCGGTCGTTCAGCGCGGCATCGTCCAGCGTGTGCACGCGGCGCGCGGGCACACCCGCGCCGGGGGCAACCGGAGCGGGTGCGGCCGGTGCCGCCGCCGCCGCAGGCGCGGCCGGTGCTGCGGGGTCCGCCACCGCGGGAGTCGCGAACGACTCCCCGGTGTTCGAGCCACGCACGATGCTCGGTGTAGCTGCGGGCGTCCCCGCGGCGTCTGGCGAATTGGTGAGGCTCATGGCTTGCTCTACTCCCGTTGAGCGTTGCGGTTCAGACGAACACGAAGTCCACGGAGGCGAGCGACGCGCTCACGTCCACGGACGAGTTGATGAGCAGGCGAACGCGCGCGCTCGTCACCGCGTCAGCGATGGCGAACACGACCGTTGACTTGGCGAGATTGAGCCGCGCCTCTCCGGCTGCCGATGCGGCACCGGGGGCCAGGATCTCTTTCACGCCGGTCGAGGTCGCCGCGATGGCTTCCGCCTGGATGAGCGTGACCGCGCCGGGGTTGGTGATGTTCGTCGGCAGCGTCAGCACGCCGGTCGCCGCGACCACGTTGGCCACGACCTCCACGACATCGCCCTTCTCCACGAGGTACGTCACGTCGAGGTCCGTCCACGCATCGGCTGCGAGCACGACGACATCGCCGTTCGGCGCGACCGCGATCTGTCCCGCACCCGGAGGGAACGCGACAGGCGCGAGCGCCGCACCGGGTCCAGCACCGACGCGAGCGTACGCCGTGACGACAGAAGCGCCGCGCGCTTCCTCCGCCTGTCCGCTCACGGCGAACAGCGTGGCAGCGATGGACGCGGACGCCGCGCTCGTGCGCCGACGAATCGTGGTGGGCAGTGCGCGCAGCACGTCACCGATCTTGAGGGAACGGAACTGGTCCGCGATGACGTTGGGGTCTGCGCGGTTGAGTGCTTGCTGGATCGTCTCGGCCATGATTGAAAATCTCCTACTGTCCTGATGCGGCGTATTCCACGGTGGCAGATCCCTGCGCTTCGAGCAATACCAGGGGGCTCGAAGCGGGGAACTCCATGATGACGAGCCCGCTCACAGGCACCTCCACGACGAGTGGTGGCCCGAACGGGTTCAGCGGGTCTTGATTCGAGAGGCGGAGGATGAGCGCCGCGTCGCTGCGCAGGTAGAGCAGGTCGCACCGAACCACGGTGTCGGTCGGCCCGAGCCCCTGCAACGTCACGAAGGTGGGTGCAGCAACGGCGACGCGCCGCTGCATCACGCCGGACGCCGCGCTGAACGGCTTGGGCGTGACGCTCGTGGCGAGGGGCGTGGTGTAGATCGCCTGCGGGAATCCCGAGCCGACCTGCACGGGTCCGCTTGAGAATGTCCCGTTGATCGATACCTGCCCCACGAGCTACCTCAGATCCCCTTGAAGGGCTTGCGCGAGTTGCCGATGCTGCCCGCGCCCGCATCGGGGCGGTCGAGCAGCGGCACCAGTCCGCCGCCGTCGCGGATCTCGGATGGCTTGTTCAGGTCCACCGGCTCGCCCTTCTTCTGCTCGGGGGCCTGCGTGATGTTCGGCTTCGCGCCGCTCGGTCCTGCACCGCTTGGGTTCACCATGAAGTCTGCTCCTGCTCCGCCAGCCTTTGAGCCACCGGGGTTCGTCACGAAGTCGTTGCCTGCCATGTTGCCTCCAGCCGTGTTACCGCCGCCGTTGCCGAACGGGCTCGTGCTTGCGTCACCTTGAGTCTTGCCGTCGCCTGTCGCCATCGTCGTGCCTCCTACAGCTTGAACGGTTTGCGGTTGGCGTCGTTGTTCGGTCCCGCCGCTGGCCACGGTATCGCGTCCGGGTACACCGGAGCCTTCGCGTCTGCGCTCGGTCCCGCGACGTTCTTCGGTGCGCCCTTGCCCACCAGCCGGTCAGGCACCGCGACCTCGCGGATCACTTCGTTCATCCGCACGCCCGCGATGCTCTTGTTGATCACCTGCGGAGGCGACGCGGAGACGAGCTTGGTGAACTTCCCGTCCGCCAGCCGCCCAAGCTCGGGCACCGCCGTCGCCACTCGGAACGGGAGCTTCGCCATGTCGTTCGACGGTATCAGGCAGAGGGACGGCACGCAACCGTCAGGACTTCATCAGTCCCGCAATGATCCTAGTCGCACCGTTCTGCGCGGTGACCTGAACGTGAATCGGCATACCAGCGGGGATGCTCGTGGTGAGCAGAGCACCGCCTGAAATCATCTGGTCTGCTGGCAGGGTGAGGCTCGACCCGCCAAACGACGCGAAGTTGATGACGAACCACGTCGGGGGGCTATCGCCCAACGGAGCCGCCCAAAATTGAATGGTCGGGGCTCCACCCATCGCAACGATCCACGGGCCACTCGGCTGCCCGTTGGCGAGCGGGAGCACCGTCACCGTCGTGTCGGGGGGCTGCGTGACGTTCGGGTCCGGCGTTGCCACCGGGTTCGTGATGTCGATGATGGGACCGTTCAGCATCGGCGCACCCTATCACGCCACTCACCACTCCACGAGGACCGCTGCCGCCGTCCCACGCTACGCCGGTACTCCTGCGACAAGCACCACACGCACCGGAGTCCCGCCGCCCTTCACCGCGCCCTGCCACTGACACGGCACGTCGGGCGCGTACTGCGAGCCCGCCTTGCACCCGTCACGTCCTGGCGTCATCCCGCACGGGGGATGCTGCCGCGCCACGCACACGTCGCAGCCGAGCGGGTAGACGCCGAGCGCCTTCTCGTTGCCGGTGCCCTTGAACGCCGCGAGCATGACGGTGCCCGTCTGGATCTCCACGCCGTTCGAGAACCCGTCCACGAGCGACACGTCCAGCACGTCGAACCATGCCGGGTTGTTCACGTTGACCTCCGCCTTCGTCGAGCCGCAGTTGACCGGCGCGTTGAACGCCATCGTCACGTTGAGGTACTGCCCCGCGAGCGGGAGCGCCTGCTCCGCCTTCGACGCCAGCCGGAACGAGCACGAGAGCGGCGCGGGGGGCTGCCCCGTGTCGCAGAACGGAAACGCCGCAGGGAGCACCACCGAGTCCGCGCCGAACGCGAGGTACACCATAGCCGACGCGCCCGTGTCGTTCACCACGACGACGGTGGACTTCCCCGCCGCCGCGCCGAGCGCAGACGCGGAGGCAGAGGCAGATGCCGTAGGACCGGGGGCGGGCGCGAGCGGCTTGCTGCACGCCACGAGAGCCAACGCGACGACGAGCAGGAAGTAGCGCATCGCTGGACGGTATCACCCGCCACCGGGCAGCGTCCACCAGGCGTCAGATCGACGGCATGACCTGCACGGGGAGGAAGCCTTGCGTGGGGAAACTCAGCACCCGCCCGCTCAGGAACGTGACCTCGAACTCCGCCCGGTACTGCCCCACGGTGTCGGTGTCGGCCGCGACCCACTCGTAGGAGACGGAGCCCGTGATGGCGTCGAGGATCACCGCGGGGGCGTCCACCTTGAGCGGGCCACCGCCGAGCGACTGCATCTTGAACTGCACCGTCGCCCCGGTGAGGTCCACCGGCTGCGGGTTCTGGTCGTCCACTCGCGTTCGGAGTAGCGCCTGGAAGTTCGGGAGTTCGTCGTTCTGCTTGATGAGAAACATGGGGGGAGCCCTCTCAGCACGTGATGGCGATGGCGATGGTGCGAGTCTGTACCACGAGCGCCACCGTCGTCGTCGTGACCGGCACGGCGTTCTGCCCGTTCACGAACACCATCGCCACGGCTTCCAGCGGCACGACCTCCGCGATGGGGTCGCGCGGAGTCGCCAGCGCGCGCGGCTCATCGGCCGTTGCCAACCCACGGCAGAAGCGAGACGGCTCCGCGCCCCATAGCCCGAGCGCGTCCACGGCGAAGGGCGAGAGCGCGGCGGAGACTGCCCCCACGTACAACGGTTCCCCGAGCGCGGAGACGGCGAAGGGCGAGAGCGTGGCGGACGCCACGCACACCACGCGCGTCTGCTCCGTCGCGTTCGCTGCGAAGGGCGAGAGCGTGGCGGTGGCGGAGGCGTCGATTCGCTCGCTCCCGAGCGCCTGCGCACCGAAGCTCGCAAGAGCAGCGGACGCCGCACCGGAGTACTCAAGTGCCCCGGTCGCACTCGCTCCGAAGCTCGCAAGAGCAGCGGACGCCGCGCCCGAGAACGCGAGCGCCCCGGCTGCGGAGACGGCGAAGGGCGAGAGCGCGGCGGTGGCGGTGCAGTCGATGCGATCATCCCCGACCGCGGCAACGGCGAACGGCGAGAGCGCGGCGGAGGCTGCCCCCGAATGTGAGAGCGCCCCGGCTGCGCTCGCTGCGAAGGGGGAGAGCGCGGCGGAGGCGCTGGCGTCAATCCGTTCATCACCGAGCGCAGCAACGGCGAACGGCGAGAGCGCGGCGGACGCGGACGCGGAGATGGTGACGGTCGCCGCCGCACTCGCGTCGAACGGGCTCGTCGCCGCGATGGCGGTAGCGCATCGCTCACCGCCAAGCGGCGAGAGGATGATGTCGTTCGTCCCGTAGGGGGGCACCCACGAGAACAGGATGACGTTGAGGACCGCGGCGACCGCGACGCCGGGTGCGTACAGGCGCACGTCGTTTGGGCCATCGAGCGCGGTGCTGCGCAGGACGAGACTTGATGCGGCGTCGTCCGCGCACGCCATAGGTCAGACTCCGACGAGCGTGTTCGCCGTCGTGCCCGCCACGTCCGGCGCTCCCGCCTTGTACGCGACGAGGTAGTGCTGTCCCGTGAACTGCGTGCAGAACTCGAAGTAGCCCGCCGAGTCGCAAGTCATCTGGTTCACGAACGCATCGGTCGCCGTCTGGAAGCCCTGCACGATGCAGCTTCCGAGCACGGCTCCGGTCGAGTCGCGGCACGTCCCGATGATCTTCTTCATCGTACCGCCGCCGCTCGCGTCCCATCCGAGATCGAGTCCCCACCGGGGGAAGCTCCGCGCGTCCAGTCCGAGCAGGCACCCGCTCTCATCGCTGCCGATGAACGCCGTGCTCGGCCAGAGCGCGGCATCGCGCCACGGTTCCATCGGGATCGGGTTGTACCCGTTCCACTGGTAGTCGTGCGGCCACGACCGCTCATCGGCGGGCAGCGAGACGCCGACGCTGGCGAACCCTGCGCCGCGCACCGCGCCGAGGAAGCCGCTCACGCGAGCCCTCGACCGGGGAGCGGGTGAAGCGGCTGCTCCACCGACACGTCGCGGCCGGGGATCACGATGTCCGCGCGACGCGACTTGTGATTGCGCACGGCGTCCTTCGCGTTCTCCAAGATGGCGAGGCAGAACGTCGTGTCCTCGATGGGGCCTTCAACGCTCATCGCGCCGTTGCTCCAGAGCTTGATCGTCAGGACGCCCGTGACCTGCATCCCGTCCGCGTGCTTGTCGTCGATCTTCATGCGCGCCTCACTCGTCGATGACGGCCCACACGTCGCAGACCGGAGCGGTGGCGATGACGTGGATCGTCGCGCTGTTCGAGAGCGCAACGTCGAAGCCCCGCGGGAAGGTCCAGATCACGCCAGCGCCGATGGTCGCGGGACACGCGATGCGGCGGTTGAAGTTCGTCGGCACCGTGGGCTGCGTGGCCCACGCAATCGCCGCCTGTGAAAGCGAGGTCGGGGCGCTCGCGTCGTTCTCCGCGACGAAATTCTGCGGCGTCGTGGGCGTGACGCCGATGGCACCGGGACGGCCGAAGCCGAACACGCCAGCGACCGCCGTGACCTGCGAGATGCCCACCTCCATGATGCGCGGCTTGTTCGTCGCCGCTGCGCGAACCTCCCAGGACGTGTTCGCCGTGACGGTCTGCGTGGTGCGTTGCGAGAGTGCGTAGATGCTCATGGTTCTGTTTCTTCCTTCACTCGTCCACGACCGCCCAAGCGTCGAGAAGCGATCCCGTTGCGATGTTGAACAGCACGACGGAGTTCGCCGCCGGGACGACCAGGCCACGCGGCCACGTCCAGATGGTGCCGAGCCCGATGGTGCCCGTCGTGTCCGCGCGACGGAGGAACACCGCGGGCGAGGTCGGCGCGGTGCCCCACGCAACGGCTGCCGTCGTCAGCGCCGCAGGGGCGTTCGCATCGCCCTCGTTCACGAACGTCTGCGGGCTCGTGGGCGTGACGCCGATGGCCGTTGGTCGCCCGACGCCGACGTTGCTCGCCGTCGCCGCGGTCTGCACGAAGCCAAGCTCCACGATGCGCGCGAGCGACGCCGCGGCGACGCGCACCTCCCACGCCGCCGTGTTGACGGTGAGGGACGTGGTGCGCTGCGAGAGGGAGTAGTACATCGCGGCTACTCCACGTGAGCGGTGACGCTCGCGGTCATCGTTGCGAGCAACGCGCGAGCGCCCGCGGGCGACTGCTCGTACGGCTCGATGCCCACGAGCGCAGGAAGCTCCGCCCACTCGATGAGCGTCACCTCGCGCACGCGCATCTCGCACGCCTCGAAGCCAGGCCACTTCACCGCAAGCTGCGCGCGGATCGACTGCACCTGCGCGTCCGTGGGAGGCTGCCCGAAGGCGACCTGCCCCACGACCCCTTCGGCTTGGTGCCACACCTGATAGACGGTCCTCATCAGGGTGCCTGCGTGAGCGTGATGCTGGTGATGGCCACCGTCACGCCGACCGAAATGCTCGCGGAGTTCATCACGAGGTTCGTACCGCCCGTGCCCGCGCTCATGTCCATCACGCGCGTCACGTTGTCCGAGAGCACGAGCGACGCCCAGGTACAGACCGCGAGCGCGAGCCCGGTCCCGTTCGTCACCGCGTTGGCCGACTTGCTCGCAGCCGCAGCCACGGCAAACGCCGTGGCGTTCAGAGCGCACGAGAACAAGAGCACCTGCGCGCCGATGGCCGTGTCCGCGTCGGTGGGCTGCACGCCGTCGTAGCCCTTGAAGAACCCGGCGTTGAGCACGTCGAACGCCGCGTTCAGCGCAGCGTCGCGCGAGAGGATGCGCGTCTTGGGATTGAGTGCCACGGGTCAGCCCCCCACGACGGTCAGCGGTGGCGCGGTCATGCGGTAGTGCGAGAGCCGCACCTCCGTCCCCGCGACGAGTTCGACCACGACCATCTCGCCTGCGCCCTCGCGCCACTCCACGCGCGCCCCGTCCAGTTCCCCGCTCGCCAGCCTGTTGGCAAGCTCGCGGAACTTCTCGACCGCGACGCGGCGGTGCTCTCCGACGACGGTGCTCTGCGCATGGACGATGGGGAGTGCCATGCTCGGGACGGTATCAGCCCTTGCCGAACTGGTCGAGTGGCACCGTGGTCATGTCGGGGCGAGCAGGCGGTGCGCCCTTCCTCCGGTCCCGCAGCCACGCCGCCATCACCTCCCCGTCCCCGCGCCACGCAAGCTCGGGCGGGATGGCCCACGACTTCCGGTGCGGCACGACCACCTCGCGGTCGTTCGGTCGGTTCGGCGGGTGCTGGTACAGCCCGCCCGCCCACTCGAACGCCTCGTCCGGCAACCGGATCTGCCCGTGCACCTGGTACGAGTCCCACCCCGTCCGCGCGTCGAAGCTCGCGCACAGGATCTTCACCATGTCCCCGAGGTCGTCGTCCGCCGCCCGGATGCCCTCCCACCCCGCCCGGTTGTACGCCCCCATCGTCTCCGTCCGCGCGATGCGCTCTGCCCACGACACCGGAGCGCCTTGCAGGAACGGGCTCTGCTGAATCAGCGCCTCCCGCGTGGCGAGCCACGGCTTGCCCACCGCCACCGCCGTCGATAGCTGCGTCTCGAACTCCCCGATGGTGGCGACGGAGTACCGGGACAGCACGCTCGTCTCGCGGTCCAGCGAGATGCGCGGCGCGGTGTCGGGTGCCTCCCCGCCGTCCTCCTGCTCCGCCTCCCGCGCCTTCTCCGTCGTCGCCAGCCGCCGCAGCACCGTGCTCTCCGCCCCCTGCACCGCCCGCCGCAGCATCGCGCCCTCGCGCAGCGCCAGCGGGCGCGCCTTGCTCCCGTACGCCCGTTGAGCGTCGCTCAGGTAGCGCGTCATCCCACTCACGCTCACCTCCGCCACCTGCTTCGCCGCGCGCGCCGTCGTCGTCCCCAAGTCCTTCGCCAGCGAGCGCGTCACGTCCTCTACCTGCGCCAGCGTCACCCGCATCTCCCGCAGCCCCGTGGGCGTCGCCGGGTCGAAGCCACGGGTAGCGGCGTCGATGCGCTTGCGGAGGTCGTTGTGCGCGTCGGTGAGCAGCGCGCGGATCGGTGTCGTCCCCACCCGCTCCGCGAGCGCCCGCGCTTGCTGCCGGTTCAGCCGCAGTACATCAGCCGGTGAAAGGCGGTTGGCCATCGGGCGTCCCGTACTGATTCACGGGCGGTGCGCCAGCCGCATCCGGTCCCGCCGCCGCTTCGTTGTCCGCCTTCGCGTCGTCCACCGCGATCTTCGCGCGCGCGTCCGCGTCCGCCTTCCGCTTCGCGCTGAACTCCGCGATGGTCAGGTAGCCATCCGGGTCGATCTGACCAGCCGGGGTGAGCAGCGCCCCGAGCCCGCTGGTCGCGCGACCCTCGTTGACCGTGACGATGTTCGCGAGGTCCGACACGCCGAGCGTGAAGTTCCCGATGCTGTCGCCCACCGCGGGGGCCATCTGGTCCGGTGCCACCGCTGCCGGTGCCGCCTCGCCCTCCGCAGGTGCCTCGCCTTCCGACGCGCCCGGCGGTAGCTCGCCCATCGCGTCCACCGCGCCACCCATGTCGCCGCCCATCATCGCAGCCTGCGCCGCGTCCTTCGCCTTCTTCTCCGTGGCGATGCGGTCCCAGTCTGCACGCGGGTCGATGCGCACGATGCGGCTCGCCAGGTCCGCGCCGCTCTCCTGCGAGAGCAGCGTGCCCGCCACAAGCTGCGTCAGCGTCGCCGCCGTCTGCTGCTGGTCTTGCGCCGTGGGCAGGAAGTAGTCACCCCAATCGAACCGCAGCGTCTCGCCGCGACCGGGCTTGAGTTCCACCACCGTCTCGCGTCGCTCCCCCGTGGGCTCCCCCGTGTCCGGGTCGAACACGTCCTCCGTCACGATGCGCGGCGGGAGGTTCAGGGACGGCACCGATTCTTCCTCGCTGCCGTCCTCCTTCACCACCACGAGCGGCACCGCGTCCATCGCCTTGCGCGCGCTCGTCACCATCTGCATGAGCAGGTCGTGGAGCGCCTGCTCCGCCTGCCCGCGCAGCACGTCCGCCTTCCCGAGCATCGGCGCGTAGATGACCTTGAGCGCGACGGACGACGTGCCCGCGGCTCCGATCTGATTCGGGTCCGGCACCACGCACTGCGCGACCTCCAGCGCCGCCTCCCGCATCTTCGTGAACAGCGACGTGCCCACCTGCACGCTCGTGCCTTGAAGCTCCATGTAGTGCGCGTCGCCGGACTGCCCAACGACCAGCGAGTTGTCGCTGCCCTTGCGGATGCCCGTGCGCGCCACGATCTCCGGGTCGAGCTTGAGGATGAGCGTCGGGTCCAGGTTCAGCGTCGTGCCCCGGACGAGCGTGCTGTTCAGCACGTCCAACGCCTCGAAGTTCTCGTACAGCCCCTCGTAGTCCGGCACGCCGTCGATGTCGTCCGTGTCGCTCGGGAGGTTCTGCCACCAGACGAAGTGCGCGAAGCCGTCGTCGTGCTTGTAGCTCTGCTCCTCGTCCACGACCCACGACGGCTCCGCCGCGAGGTCCGCGCGCACCTCGTGGAACGCCACGTCGCTCGTCTCGGTCCAGTCGCGCCGGAACCAATACCAGTTCCGAAGGTACTGCTTCTTCTCTACGTCCCACTCGTCTCGCGGGAACTTGTAAAGCTCGGTGACGTGCGCGGGGATCAACCGCTCGCGGTCTGCCCACCGATGCACGATGAGCGTGCGCGGGTGATGCACCTGCACCCGCGGCGTCCCGCGCGTGATGCCCCACGAGATGCCCACCGTGCCCGCGCTCCCGCAGATGGAGCGCGCTCGGATGAGCACCGTGCGCAGCCGCGTCGCGTCCACGAGCGCGCGGACGAACGCCTCCGTCTCGGAGTCCTCCGCGCACCGGATCGTTGGCCACCGCTGGTAGCCGAGGATGAGGTTCGTGAACGAATCGACGATCACGCGCGCGAGACGGTACGGTGCGCTCGGGCGTCGCCAGCGGAGCGGCACGTACCAGTTCGCGGGCTCGCTCGCCATGAGCGGCTGCCCGAGCAGCGGGTTGCCGACCGGGATGGCGCGCGCGTCGAAGTCGAACTGCTTCCAGTCGTGGTGCGTGCACGAGTAGTACGAACTGCGCCGGTCAAGCAGCCGGTATCGCTCCGACGTGAGCAGCGCGTTCGAGCGGAACGGGGGGCCAAGCGTCGTCTCGTCCACGCCGAAGCTGGACGCGAGCGCGATGCTCCTGTCCGTCAGCCGGATGACCTGCGCGACCATCAGTGCGCACCCCTCGCGCGCTGCATCCGGTCGGCCACGCTACCCGTCAGCGGCGCGGCGTCTGCGGGCGGGGGCATCTCCGGTCGCCCCCGGTACACCATCGCCTCCGCCTCCGGCGTCCACGGGCGTTGCTCGGGGGTCGGTGAGAACTCGTGTTCTGACTCCCCCCACACCCAGTGGTCGTCATGCGCCCGCGAGAGCAGCAACGCCACGCCCACGAAGCCCGCCCGCTCCGCCACGTCGCGCACGAACAGCAACGGGTGGATGAGGACGTTGTGCACGAACGAGTCGATGAGGCTGCGCATCGCGCCGTCAGCCTACACCGCTTGAGTCAGCGTGACGAGTGCCTGCTGTAGCAGGAAGTCGAGCAGCGGGTCCACGGGGTTGTCGGTCGGGAACTGCACGCCCGCCGTCAGCGGCACGCCCGTCGCGCGCGGCGTCCCGTACCAGACAAGCGAGCGCCCGAGCACGGGGAACGCCAGCCCGAGCCGGAAGTCCGGCGCGAGTTGCACGCACTGTGCGAACGCCTGCTTCTGCGTCACTGCTCCGCCGCGCTCCCCTGCGACACCGCCCACCACGCCACGCGAGCGCCGGAGAGCGTGCCGTACAGCATAAAGCCCGCGAGCGCGTTGTCCCGAAGCGAGAGCGTGCCGTGCCCGTGGCACGTCCAGCCGTCCCCGGCGTCCGGCTCCCCCAAGTCCGCGAGCAGGATGGGAGGCGTCACCGGGCTCAACCCCGATGCGTTCACGCCAAGCTGCCCGGTGTCCACCGCGACGCGAAGCTGCCCCTGCCGCTCCGGCCCGTCAGCGACCAGTCGCACGACCCAGTGGAGCGTCGGGTGCGCCGCCGCGGCGTAGAGCACCAGCGGGCACCCGCGTCCCGCGCGGAGCGCGTCGAAGCGCCAGCCCTTGCCGTACGCGCGCTTCGCGTACCCGCCGAGCGCCGTGGCGCGCATCATGTCCACGTCTACCGGGAGCGTCACCACGCCGTGCGCGCGCGCGACCGCGAGACGTTGCGCTGTCAGGATCTCCCCTTCGGGTTCGACGCCGTGGGGATCGAAAATCACAATCGAGTTCATCAGGCACCTCCGCGCGCAGCCTATCGCGTCAGCAACGACGTGGCCAGCCCCGCCGCGTGGTTCACCGCGCCGATGGTCGTCACGCCGCTCATCATGCCGAACTCCCGCGCCTGCTCCCGCGCCAGGTACGCCGCCATCAGCACGTCGCCCGTGTGCGCGTCCGGCTGGTAGTAGAGGCAGTCGTCCACCCACTGCTGCACCGCAGGATGGCACCGCCCGTGAATGTCGCACGGGATAATCCACGCCGCGTTCTGTAGCTCGATGAACAGACCCTCCACGCCGTACTCGGGGTGAGCCTTGCCGCGCCCCGTCGCGTGCGCGCGAATCGGGATGCTCGCGTTCTGCGCGCGAGCGAACTGCCTGATGTAGTCCTGCGCCGCGTTGTTCTCCACGCGCACGATGCTCTTGTATCGCTGCGCCTTGTCGATGAGCTTCGAGACGATGGTGGGCGCGTCCCACTGCCCAAACTCCACGTCGATGATCTTGCGCTTGCCGTCCGGCAGATGCTCGAACGTGAAGAACGCCGTCGCGTCGTAGCTCGCCCCCTTGCCCACCGCGAGGTCCACTCCGGTGAACGTCGTGTTGCCCCCAAGGTACTCGCTCTGCAACGTGGTCCCGCGCCCCTGCGCCTTGCACCGATCTATCCAGTCCGCCTTACACCGCGCCGTGTCGTCCGCACGACAGATGCAGAGGTAGAGTTGATTGAAGCGGTGTGGGAGGTGCTTGCCGCGCAGCGACTCGATCTGCCCCCACGAGTACCGCTCCGGCCAGAGCGGCACCGTCTCGTCGCTCACTTCCTCGCGCTCGTTGCGCGGCTCCGCGTGCGTCGTCAGTCGGTACACCTCCCCCTCGCGCGCGCTAGGCACGATGTCGTCGGTGTCGAAGTCCGGCGCGTTCGTGATGCGCAGGTTGCCCGTCACGTCCATCGTCAGCGTCGGCCAGCCCGCCGCCTCCAGACGGTAGGTCAGGTCATCGGGGCACCACGGCGTGTTCGTCACGACGACGCGCCCGCCCTCCGGGTCGATGCGCGAGAGCACCGTGGAGTCGAACCACTCGTGCACCTTCTGCAACCCCGCAGGCGTCGCCGTGTTCTCGCGGTCGAGGATGTCGTCCACCACCACCCACGAGAGACGCGCGCCGGAGAGCGCGCCGTCGATGCCCACCGCGATGAGGCTCGGGTCGCGGATGCCTGGCGGACGGTCCACCGTGATCTCGCTGATGGTCCACGAGTCCGTCTTGCGCCTGCTCCGCCGCAGCGGGGGGAACACCATGCGCAGCGCGTCGCTCGTCTCGATGGTGTCGCGCACCAGCGAGAGCGGCTTCATCGCCTGCCCCTGCGTCGCGCTCACGATGGCACCGCGGGATGAGAGGTCGCGCCCGAGCAGGCACAACGTGATCGCCGCCATGCAGAACGTCTTGCTCGTCCCGACCGGCATCCTGATGACGCACATCGGGTGCGCCTCCACGAAGTCGAGCAGCACGCGCTGATGCGGCGCACAGTCCACCAGCGCACCGTCGTGCTCGCGCCGCATGACGAACTCGAAGAACTTCTTCGAGTCCGCGCGCGCCTCCTCTGCCGCCCAGAGCACCGCGGCGTGCGCGAGGTCGATGTCCTCTGCCGCGCTCACGGTAGCGCGGGGATCACGCGCGCCGTCCCGACACCGAGCAGTTCCAGTTCCTCCATGTCGAGGCGCGCGGCATCGACGATGCGCCCGAGCGGGTAGTGCACCGTCTTGCCGTCGATGGTGGCGGTCCCCGGAGTCGTCACGCGGTAGAGGCGGTCACGGAGCGAGAGGGTGGGCATCAGCGGATGATACCCCCCGCCCCGCCTCCAGGGTAGCCCCCTGCGCCCTCCGGGGAGCCTTGGGGGGCTGCCCCCGCCCCCTGCCGGGAAAGCCCCGTAGGGGGCGCCCTAGACCCCCTTGGCTCCCGCGGCTCCGGTGGCTCGCGCGAGCCGCGCCTGGCGGAGCGCCGCGCCAACGGTCTTGGGCCACCAGCGCCCGCCCTTGGCCCCCCGCACCCCCTCTGCGTTCAGCGCGTCCGCGATGCCCTGGTACGTGAGCCCCTTCGCTTCCAGCGCCTCGACACGCGCCACCACCTCCGGCACGGACGCCATCATCGGTCGCTGCCCCGGTTGGCTCGCCCCGCGATCCACGCGCACGACGTACCACCCGCGCTTCTCAGCGAACGCGCGCAGCCGCTCCACCGCGTCGTCTCCGCCAGAGGCACCGAGCCGCAGCACCACCTCCACCGGGCGCGTCACGGCTGCCCCCTGCTAAGAGCAGCCTTGCGTAGCTCCCCCATCTCATCCGCGGGTTCCTCGTCGCCGTCGTTATCGGGCACCTCGACAACATCGAACGAGTACCCGTCCACCGGGTCGCCCGTCCCGAAGTCGCGCACGTTGCTCTCGTCCGCCCACCCGCGCCCGAACGTGTTGGCACCGTCCTCCGTATCGAACACGTACGGGAACGTCCCGCAAGCGCCCGCGCCGTTGTCCCACACCACGCGGTAGCTCACGACGCCCTCCCGCGATACCAGGTAGGGGGCACATCGGAGAGGTCCGCGAGCACGTCCCCGTCGCGCTCGTCCGGGTCGCTGCGCCGGTCGTCGTTGGGGAACAGATCCCCGAAGTAGTCGCTCATGCGCTCCCGCTTGCGGCGCGAGCCGCCCACGGAGGCTCGCGGCGTCGCGGGCTCCACCGCAGCGTTCAGCGCCTCCCACCGCCTGCTCTGCGCTCTGCTCGCTGCGTGGATCGCCCGCACGATGGGCGCGTCGTCGTAGCCGAGCCGACCGTACCCGCAGGCAATCCGCGAGACGTAGGTGAGGCTCGGGTCCGCCTCCCCGCCGTCCCGCGTGTACGTCCAGGCGCTCACCGCGCGCGCAGCGCCCGACGCTGCCCACGTCTGCACCTGCACCCGCGTCCGCTTGTAGACCTGCGGCGCTCCCTCGAAGCCATCGAGGCGCGCGAGGTCCGCGTCCGTGAGCAGCACGAGTTCCCCCGGCGTCTCCGCCTTCGCGGTCGGGCGCACCGTCGCCACCGCCCCGCCCCATCGCGCGGAGTGCCCGACGAACGCCAGGCGGAACCCGTGCAGCGTCGCGGGACCGACCTGCATCGCATCGGGGCATCGCTCTCGAAGCTGCGGCTCGTGGAGGTTCGAGCCGAAGCTGAACACCAGCGAGCGCGCGAGCGGCGCGGGTCCGCGCGCGACCAGTCGCCGCGCCGCCTTGCCCTTGCTGCTCACAGCGCCACCCGCCCCTCGACGTGCCGCATCCAGTCCCCGCCGCGCACGCGCTTCCCGCGCGCGTGCCCCGGCTGCATCGCGTAGATGTACGCCTCCACCGTGTCGTCGCCGTCGCTGCCCCCGCCCACCACCACGTCCACGAGCGTCCGCCGGTAGAGGTGCGGCACGCCCTCCACCCGGTCGAGGTGCGCGAGGTGCTCGGCGTCCACTTCGTAGACCTCCCCGACGACCACCGCGTGCGGCGTCTGCACGGGCTCCACCGCGGGGTACGGCCCGAGGTCGAACATCGCGAACCCGCGCACGGCTCCCGCCGAGCACACGAGGTCAGCGCCCGTCATATGCGAGTGCAGCGCACCGCCCGCTCGCAGAGTCCCGTAAACAAAAACCTTGGCCATCTGTATTCCTGCTTTCTCGGGGAACCTTCTCCCCTGGCCCGCTGCGCCGGAATCGAACCGGCGTGCTCCCCTTCGGAGCGCAGCGGGGGCGGCTCACGCCGCGTGCGGCACCGTGGTGGTGCCCGTGTCCGAAACCAGCAAGGCTCCCGCGTAGTGCGAGCGCAGCGCGCCCCACAGCGCCTTGCGCGCGCTCGGGTCCGTGGGCACCGTCCACACCTTGCTCGCCGCGTCCCACCGCGCGCCGACCCGAGCCGCCTTGAGCGCGCCGACGAACGCCGCGTTGAAGGGAGTCGTCACCGCGAGGCGGTCGCCCACCGCGTGAACCTCGACCTTGCCCGCGCCGTGCTCCACGATCTTGTTCGCCAGGGTGACGAACCCGAGCGCCCGGATGGCCGCAGTCATCGCGAGCACCGCGCCGTCCACCCGAGCGGAGGACCGGCAGGCGATGCGGTGCACGAGCAGGTTGGCCACCGCTCGCGCGTCGTACTCGCCCTCACCCGCCATCGCGGCTGCGTGCATGTCGGCGGTGCTCACGTGCCCGTCCAGCAGGACCAGCGCCGCGCACCAGTCCGGCTCACCCTGCGCGTCGTTGAACCCGTGCTTGCGACGGCACTCGGGGCCAACGCCAGTCTCGACGCTGATGGCGTCGCAGAGGGGACGCGAGCAGCAGGCACAACGGGTCGCGAGCATCAGCGTGGCGGGAGCGGTTTCGTAGGACATTGGGGGGGCCTTTCGTTGGGGTCAAACTCGACCCGAAACCCATCATAAACCAATTCCGCCCCGACCGACAAGAACTATCTGGCGAGCCATTCCCGCAGGGAAACTTCCAGTGATTCCGTAGAGTTCCCGGCGTCCAGCCGGAGCACTCGTGGAGTGGGGAAGCTGTCTGCGAAGCGCGCCGCCTTGGTGACGCGCCCCTTCATCCACGAGGGGTTCTGCTTCGAGCCCCGAGCAGCGCGGCGCGCTGCCAGCGCGTCGTCGGGTGCGGTGAGCGCGAGGCACACCGGCTCAACACCGCGCGCGTTGAACCACGCGATGGTGCCCGCGTGAGAGAAGCGGTCGCCGTCGAAGATCGTGAGCGAGCGGTCGGTGAGACACGACTCCCAATACGCGAGCGCGAGTTGCACGCCGTTGTACGGCACCGTGTCCGCGCCATCGAACGTGCCGCCGGAGTAGTGCCCCGCCGCGCAAACATCTTCACCGACCGTCCACTTAGGACTCTCGATGAGCGTGCTCGGGGTGTTGAGCAAGCGCCGCACGAGCGTCGTCTTGCCGACACCCGGAGGACCGACCACGAACAGAACCGTCACGCGACACCCAATGAGTCCATCACTGCCTCCACGAGTACCGGCGAGTGCCGCACTCCGCTGTTCCAAAACGGACGCACGTGCAGCGCGCCGTCATCGAGTCGCAACACGAGCGGTGCACTGTCGTCTGCTCCCGCGGGTCGCCATCCCGTGATGACGCTCCCGACCTCGCTCACGCGCGCGAGCCCGCCCGCCAGCGCCTCGAAGTTCATGCGCCACCGCGCGAACTTCTCCGGCACTTCGAGTTGCTTAGGAACCTTCTGCACGATGAGCGACGAGCCCGAGTACCACCAAGGCGTCCCCGGCACCGCGTAGGCGTACGCCATCACGAACCGACCCTTGCGCATGTAGAGGCTCGGGCGCGCGCACGTCTCGTGCGCGAGCAACGTCTGGTCGATGTCGAGCTTCACGAGCACCGTCCAGCCCCACAGCACGTGGTGGTTCCGTCGCCCGAAGCCGTGCGTCACGACGCGCTGCGCACCAGGCTCCGCCGATGTGCGCCGCCGCTCCGCGAACGCCTCGCGCGTGGCTGGCACGAACTTCTGCGCGTTGTAGTGCAGGCTCGTTGCCGAACCGCGCTTGAGCGCGCCCACCGTCGCGACCGTCTTGTACTTGCCGCCATGCGGTGCCGCCTTCGTGCAGTACCACCAACCAGCTTCCTCCACGCACTCGCGCGTGAGCGACGCTGGCCACGGAGCAGAGCCCCCGACCCACGCGCGCCAACGCGAGTAATTGGCTACGTCGAACGGCACGCCGCTCGGGTAGATGGCCCCCGTGCACGCGCTCCACGCATTGAACGGAGAGTCGATGTCGTCCCACGTCCACTCGACTCCCGCGCGTTCGAGGTGCCACGCGAGGAAGCACCCAGGCACGCCCATCCCTTCGAGATGCACCCTCACAGGACGACGAGCCTCTGATGCTTCGCGTACACCGGCCGTAGGTTCTTGCGCACGCCGAACCAGTCGTGGTGCTCACCGAGGTAGCGCGACTCGAACGACGTGGCGCGCGCCTCCCACAGCCCCGGTTCCGTTGCGACGTTCAGGTGGTCCATCTGCGCGTCGATGTCGTGACCGATGTAGTAGCCGCCCTTGCACAGACTGTTGAAGTCGCAGAGCGTCGTCTCTAACTGGTCGAGTCCGTCGAACGGAACGCCCGCGTCTCGCGCCTCCCCGAGCAGCCGCTTCTGCAACCCGATGTTCGTGGCGCACTCGCGCCAGTTCTCTCCGGTGAGCCGCACCATCCCAGGGATGGGGCCAGCCGTCTCGCTGTTGCCGCCCACGCCGATGTCGTTGGCCGTGATGGGCGCGCCGTGCACGTGCTTGAGAAGGTCCGCCCACTTGTAGCTCGCCCAAGGTCCGAGCCACGCGACCTCCTGCAACGCCTCACGCGTGCGTGCCCAACCCGTCTCGCCTCCGTCGCCCACGAGCCCGTCCACGAAGCGCGCGAGCCCCCCGGCCTTCTGCGCGAGCGCGAGCAGCGCGTTGACGTGCGTGGCCGCGATCACGTTGCCGCGGAAGCCCCGCCGCTCCGTGCCAGTGGAGAGCCCGCGCACGTCTCCCTCAGTGAGCGGGCGCGGCTCGGGGATGCGACGCCACACGAGCGACGCGGAGCCCACGTGGTACCACGTGACGTAGAGCAGCGTGCGCCAGAGCGCGACCTCCCGCTCACACCGCTCCGCTTCGTAGAACCGCCGGAGCACCGGGTACATCGGGTCGATGTCGCCCGATGCGATCTGCGCTCGCGCGCTCGCGTAGAAGTCGTCGCGGAGCGTCACTCGACACTCGCCCCTGCGGCGCGCAGCTTCGCCTTCGCCACTTCCTCTTCGGGCGTGCCGCACTTCGTCATGCCCGCTCGGAAGTAGTACACGACCGTCACGCGCGAGTAGTCCGGGTCCGCGCTCTGCATCTCCGTCACGCCGTGCCACTCGTGCGGGTCAAAGTAGATGAGGTCGCGGTCCCGCAGGTCCACCGCGATGCGGTACTGCGGGAACGTCAGCAGACCTCCCGTGTACGCCCCGCGGCGGTGACACGTGATGATGCCGAACCCTTGCTTGAGGTCGCCTTTGTCCTGGTGAATCGTCCCCGCGATGTTCTGGTTCACCGTGATGGTTGAGAACGGTGTGCCGACGATTCGGAAGTACGGCGAGCACTTCTCCGCGTAGTCGCGCTGCACCTTGCAGCGGTCGGGTAGCTCGCGCGCGAAGTGCTCACCGACTTCTCGGATGAGCGGGAGCACTTCGTTCCACCGCTCGGGCTCGGCTGATGTGAACATCGTGGTGCGGCAATACGGGAAGCGCCCGCCTTGCGGCTCGAAGTACCCCCCAATGGAACTCTTGATTGTCGCGCGCGAGCCATCCGGGTTCACCGTCATCCCGACCTTGCTGCCGATCTTCGCCACGCGCGGGAGCCCCGAGTAGAGCCCGCGGTTCACCGAGCCGTAGCGACTCGCCAGATGCGCGAGGTGCGGGTACGCACGGTCACTCGTCTCCTGGCCGATGGCCCCGCGGCGGAGCTTGCACACCAGCGCGCCCGACGCTGCGTACACGTCGCAGTCGCCGCGTAGCTCGATGCCGATGTCGTCGTCCACCACGCGCGCTCCGACGCGCGCCTTGATCAGTTCCTCCGGCACGCGCGTGCGAAGCTGGATGATGAGCGGCTTCATGCCGCTGCCGTGGACGCCTCTGCGGCAAGTCGGATTGCCTCAATCACCGTGTCCGTCGCGTTGCGCGTTCCGAAGCGTCCAGCGAGCGTGCGCACGCGCTCGTCCCACAGCGCCTTCTGGTCGCTCGTGAGGAAGATCTGAACCATGTTCACCTGCGTGGTCATGGTCGGGATGACGCCCTCGAACGTGGATTGCCCCGGTGGGTTGCTGATGCCGTCGAGGTCGCTGCCCGGTGCCGCGATGAGAGCGAGGTACGCAGCGTCCTCGAACCCAAGGTCCAGCGCCGGTTCGTCCCCAAGCTGCTCCTGCACCTCGCGCAAGAGCCCGCGCAGAATCTCCTGGTCGAAGCTCCCGCGCTTGTTGTCGAGCTTGATGGTCAGCGCCTTCGCCTGCGCCTCCGTCACGCCGTCGAGGAACACCATCGGCCCCTCCACGAACCCGAGCGCCGTTGCAGCGCGCCAACGATGCTCACCGTCGATGATGAGGTACTTCGCCGTCCCCGTGTCGTCCGTGCGCCACACGAGGATGCTCTGCGACGTGAGCCACCCGTCCTCCTTGAGCCCGTGCTTCAGCGACTCCAATTGCCGCGGCGTCATCCGGTTCGGGTTCCACGGGTTCGGCTTCACTCGGTCGAGTGCCACCGTCTCCACCGTCCCCACGACGGTGCCGCCCTTGAGTTCCTGACGCTCTGACTCTGCTGCAACGCGACGCCTACTGGCCATGCTCAATGCCTCCGCGCCGACCCTACCGCAGAGCGCGAGCCGTTGCGAGCCCTGCGCCCAAAGCGAGCCGGGGAGCACGGCGCGAGCCTGCCCCCCGACTCCGGCCCCCAGACGCCGCTACGGGGCGACGGGGGGCCGTAGACTGGCCACCGCGGCGCGCAGCCGCGTCTGCTCGTCCACCGCGAGCGCGTGGACGTAGACCACGAGCGCCAGCACCGCGGTCGCCCGAGTCACGCCGCCACCCCGAGCCGCACGCGCGGCAACGTGGCGTCCGCGTCCAGCGCGTCGAGCACCACGTCCACTGCCTCGCCCGCGTCCCCCTCGAACCGGAGCACCGCACCGTCGCGCGCGAGAGTCAGCGCCCCACCGTACACCGCGAGGCGCGGCGCGAGGTCCGCCAGGAAGCGCGCGGCGTCATCGTCCGTCGCGCACGTCAGCACGCCCGCGGCAAGGCTCGCGGTGGCGTCGATGGCCACCGGCTCCGCGAACGCCAGGGTCAGCACGCGCAGGCCACCGTGCCCGCGCTGCTCACCGCAGACGACTCCCGCCGCCGCGCATCGCGCCAGCAGGTTCGCCACGCTCGCGGCGTACCGCCCGCTCCACCGCCGCGCCTCCCCGCGAAGGTCGCTGCCCGAGATGCGCTGCTCGCCCCGCAGGATGGCGCGCTGGTAGCACCCGCGCGCCTGCCGGAGCGCGTGCGCTTGCGCGCCGCGGTCAAGCTCGACGGTGCTCACGACCGCCTCCCCGCGCGCTCTTGCTCGTCGTCCACCAGCGTCGCCAGCACCGAGAGGCACCGCAGCGCGAGCCCGCGCACGTTGCTGGTCCCCGCCCGAGCGCCCGCCAGCGGCACCACGTCCTCCGCCAGATAGGTCAGCACCTCCCCGCTCTCCCACAGGATGAGCGCGGTCGCGCCGTGCAGCGAGAGCACGACGCCGGAGCAGTCCTCCCCCGGTGCCGCCACGCCGTCCCCGAGCCGCAGCGGGTACTCGCAGCCCCGCGGCATCGCGCGGTTCACGACGCCACCCCGTACATCGTGCGGTGAGCAGCGAGCCACGCCGACCCGAGCGCCGCGATGCGCACGGCCATCTCGACCTCCACCGACTTGAGCGCCGCGAGGAAGCCCCAGGTGCGAGTCAGGAAGTTGACGTTGGAGAGGGGGCGCACCGCGACCTGTCCGGCAACGAAGCTTGCCTGGAAGCGGAAGCCGTTGACCTCCGCGAGCATCTCCGCGCCGGAGCCGTCCGCGAACGACACGAAGTGCGTGACGTTCACGACGCCACCCCGAAGCGCGCCGCGAGCGCGTCGTGCCGCTCGATAGCCGCGAGGATGTCGCGGAGTCCAGGCGCGTCCGCCTCGTGGCCGTGCGACCGCTCGATGCCCGCCAGCGCCGTCGCGTCCCACCCCGGTCGCGCCGCGAGGATGCGAGCGCGGAGCCCCGCGTGCTCCGCCCGAATCTCCACGCCCCATGCCGCCATGCGCTTCTCGAATTTCGCCTGCTCTC